GCGTGTTTCTTCATCAGTTCGGCTCGCTCCGCATGGGCAGCCCCGTCGTATTTCTTGGGGAAGAATCCGAATAGACCGCCATCCCGGCATAGAGTAGCCATGATTCGATGGAGGTTCTGCAGGAGTTGCTTTTCGTCGGTGGTGTTTGCGTCCATGAGTTCTATCAACTGCCCAGCGGTCAACTCATCCGTGAACACCGTTGGAATCCACCACTTGCCCCCGGCTTTGAACTTTCGCTTGTAGCCCAATGCAGGCAATGCGTTCCACTCGCTTATGATGGCCTTGTAGCGATTTAGGACGCTCTTGGCGGACATTTCTCGGACGATTGATATATCCACCCCCTCAACGATTGCGACGACCCCTGCACGCTTGTCGTAGTCCCCAAGGACGCTGCTGAACTCAATGGCTCCGATGCGTTGGAACTGGTCGATGGTGAGGTCTTGGAGTTTCATAGTTTCAAGAAGGTTTTGTAGGACGATGCCGACGATGCCGATGCAAGGTACTGGCTGAACTCCTTATCAGCCTTGCGTTCTTTCTCCGAGTAATACCAAGGAATGTGTCTCGCTGACTCAAGCAATGAAACCCCACCGATGAAGTACTCCTGACGATTGTAAACGGCAAAGGTCGTGTCGATAGGCACGTCAACTCTTGCTGCCATGATGACCCTTGAGTTACGCTGACGAGTCGCTTCGTAGTTGTTCACGTGAGTATAGTACGACGACCTTGGAGGCACGTCATCCCATCGGAGCGACAGGCCGACCTTGCCTGCTTGGGGATATTGCTTTAACCAATCCAAGCACATGGGAATCGTCCGCTTGCTGGTCTTGTAAAGGTCAAGGTCCGGGTCTGTAACCGCATAGAACGGCTCTCCCAGTTGTTGCACCAAGCCCGAAGTCCATGGGGCTTGATGGCCCAAATTTTCGTCAAGCATCACGACCTTGCATGGGTTGGTGGCGTACCACTCCAACAAAGGTTCGTAGGTTGAACCGTTGTCCACGATGTAGATGTCCCCAATCCCCTCCCACTTGGTCAAGTCCCTGACCATCGCCTTGGGCCATGTCAGCAGGTTGCGGTTGTTGATGATTACGGGGATGCCCATGATTAGAACTTGTAAACGGCAATGAGGTCGTCGTATCGGCCCGATTCGCTAAGGTCTATGGCCTCAAAAATTGAATTGCTCGGTGCTACGGCCGACAGGTTTACGAACCAATCCTTACTCTGCACATCCTCAATCATCAAAACACCTCCTTGGTTCATCAACGGTGCATACAGGCTGACGACCTGCAACATAGAACTTAAGGTGTGTGGGCCATCGTCAAGCAGAAAGTCGATGCCGGTCTTAAAATAGTCCCTTGCGACTTGCACGGATTCGGGTGTGTAGGCCGATGCGATGTGAAGCCTTGAACGAGTCCAGTCAATGTGCTTGTCAGCCTTTGGCTTGACTTGGTTGGCAATGTCGTAGAACAGGAACTTGGCCTTGGGCAGATACTTGCACCACATGGCCATGGACCCTCCGTGCCAGACCCCTATCTCCACGAAGTTGATGGAATCGGCTCGCATTTCAGCCAAGTACTTGGCATAGGTGCTTGTGTAGTTGTGGCCGTTGGCCTTGTCGGTTCCTCCGTCATAGTCGGCACCATTGAGGTCTAACTCGTCGAGGATGGCAATCAGTTCTTTGTCTTTCATGGTTAAAATGTGATTACAAACTTTTCGGGACCCGGCCAACCGGGGTTGGTATCGTGAACCTTGGTATCGGGCTTCTTGCCAATCCAATGCTCGGCTTGCCAGCGGTGGTCCCGTACAGGTTCGCCCAGTTCCTTGATGTGGGACGACTTGGCCCACCAATAGGTTCCCCCAAAGTAGGGGTAGCCTTCGGGGTTGTTTTGGTCCGCCATGTGAGGGAACTGTTCTTTGGTAATCCAATGACATCCCACCGCATCCACCCCTTCGAGCAGTTGCAGGGACCGCTCCCAAGCGACGACGTTAAAGAAGGTCATAGACCTGTTCCAAAGTTGGTTGATGAGGGACGGGTCGCTTGCCCCCTTCGTGTGGGCGTACAGGTAGACGGCTTCCTCTTCTTGGCTTGCCTTGTACATTTCGGTAAGCGTCGCCTGCTCCCAAGCGTTGGTTCGGGTAACCACGACCTTGACCTTATCGGCTACCATCGAGTTCTCCAGCACCTCCTTGACCGCTTTGCGTTGCTCTGGTGGACCGACGATGCCTACACGAATCTCGTCGAGGACCTTGATAAGCCCGTAGTTGCACACGGCCATCATATGTTGGTTCAGGATTAACTGCCAGTTGCCTCCGCAGTAAATGTGATAGTAGTGAACGACTTTCATAAGGTCCAAAGGAGGGTTAGAAGGGTGAGGATAAAGAAAACGGCTGCAAGCGTCTTGCCGATTTCGATTAGCAGGTCAAGGATGCGTTCCGTGTTCATGCCCCAAAGTTACACCACAACGTACTTCCCCGAGTTGCTAACTCTTAACTTGTTGAGAGCCACATACCGCATAGCATCGCAGGCGTGGTTGAACGAGTCAATCGGAACCCCCGTGTTCTTGCCTTCCTTATCGGTGGCCCAAGTGTAGGACCGCAGTTCCTTGATGAGGTTGGTCGAGTCCTTGGTAACCTGCAATTTGAATCGTTTCAAGATGTCTATCCCGTTCCTGACCGAGTCGGGGCCTTTCTCCGCTGGCTTGATGTTGAACCCCAACCGATAGATTTCCTCGATGCTCTTGGGTTCTGCTGAATCCGCAACTATCTCCCAAGCCCTTGTGATGCCCAGCGACCGCAACTTGTCTGCGATGTCTTGGTTCGTGAGGCCCGTGGAATACAGTAGTTCCTGAATCAGCAAGCAGTCCCCTTGGCGGTAGATAGCGACCAAGGCCGTAGGGTCGTTGCTAAAGCCCCAGTCAAGCCCCAAGGCGACGAATTTGGCTCGGCTGACATCGATACCCTCCACCACCTCGAAGTCCTCGTATATCGCACCCTGAAGCGTCCCGACCTGACCGAGGCCGTACACCTTCCACCAGTTCGCCCAATAGGCAGAGGTTTCGGCTTTGGTGCGGTTGAGTTCAATGTCCCTCTTGATGGTATCAGGCAGAGCCTCGTTGTCGTTGTAGGTTAGGATGACCAGTTCTGCATCCTGTTCGGGCAGGACCTCGGTATGCGCCCAAAATTCGTGGGTCGGGTTAAAGTCGATGTAGATGGCCTCGCTTGTACGGATTGCCAACTGGTAGTAAGATTCAAAGTCGATGTTGTTCGCCTCGTTGATGTAGACGACCTGCCTCCTTGCCCCTCGGAGCCTTGCCTCGGAATCAGCCGAGAAGAACTCGATGACCGAGCCGTTGGCGAAGTTGTAAGTCAGCAGGGTCTTGTTCCATCGGTCTGCGACCCATCGGCCCGTCCATTGCATGACCTTGGCGAAGTCCTTGATTGCACCCCTCCGCAGATGAGGGATGGATTCGGAAACTACCGATATCTCGGTTTTCTTCTTTGCTGCGATGTCGATGAGGACCGCAAGGATGGCGAGAGTTTTCCCCGCACTTGTTCCGCCTTGGATGACCTTCTTCCGGGCCGCCATCCTGCGGATTCGGCTGATAGCGGTCGTGTACTTAAAGTCCATCCCCAAACAGGGGTTGCTCGATGTGGACCATGTTCTCTTGCTTGTCAACCAAGCCAAGCAGACGAGAGGCGATGTTGGCCGAGTAAACCCCGGCACTTGAACCCTCCAGCATATCCTTGTCGCAGGTCAGCCTTATGCGTGTGATGATGGGTAAGAATTGCTTGTGATGGTCGCTATCTCCCTTTTGATACTGCGATAGATTATAGCAAACCCCGTTCTCTGCAAGCCATCCTTCAAAGCCCCGAAAGGTAATCGGACGCTCCTTATCCCGGTAAACCATAACCCCATCCTTGCCGACATAGTCCTGCACCCGGTAAGGGTTGGCCTTGTTCTCGGCTCGATATTGCTCAAACGCAGCCCACAGTTCTTCGGGGGTATTCCAAATTGGGGGTCGGCCTGCCATTAGTATTCGATTTTGTCGATTAGGTCGCTTATCTTGTTTACGATTTTCATTTTCACTTCGTACTGGTTCGGGGCATTGGAATCGTCCACCGCTCCGATGCAGTCGCAGAGGGTGGTGATGACCATCATGAGCGAGTCCATCCGAGCCTGCACTTGGGCTTCGTCATCCTTCGCCTTCGAGTTCGCCAAGTTCTCGGAGTTTATTTCTTGACCATGAGAGAGCCGACTTGCCACCCCACAGGAGGTATGAAATGTAACCGCAGTCCGAGGTATCGTCTGCGTTGTCGTAGTAGGTTTCAGCACGGGACAGGTAGGAGTGCATCCGCTTGATGGTTTCGACCGAGATGGGTTCGCCATTTGCTAACTGCTGCGCCCTGACCTTACCTGTTTGGGTAGCGCACTTGTTCCCGTTCCTTTCGTTGAGTTCTATCCCTCGCTTGGCATTGGAGCGAATCTCTTGGCCGTAATCCGAATAAGACTCGAACTGTTGCCTCTTGTGATTCTCCCACGTTGAGCCACAAACCGCAAGCCGTTGAGCCGTATCAGGGAACTCTGCATTGGTTTGGTTATTGCTCATGCAGCGACCGATAAAGCCTTCTCTTGACTCGTTATTGTTCGGGATTGGCAGGGGCATTGCTTAGTGGGATTGTAACGGTGTTTTGGTTGGACTCGGCAAACAAGTCCGCTTGAAGGTAAATGTATTGGAGGGCTGATTTTACGCAGTCAGCGCACCACCAATTTGTAGGCGGTCGTCCGTGAGCGGTCAGGATGGCTTGCAGTTCACCAACCGCATCGGGTGGTAAGCGCATCGTTAGGGATGCGATGTATTGGTCCCAGTACTTCCTGTGCTTCTGGGCAATTACGAACTGGTCGGTTGTCATTTGAAGGTCCATTCCCGAATAATTATTGCGGTGGCAGATGAGGCAAGCCCAAGGATTGGGGCCAAGTACCATTGGCAGGTCGGCAGGGTCAGGAGGACACCAAGCCAAAAACCGAAGCAGGTCATGCAGGAAAACGGCTTCCGCTTCGCAAAGGGCAAAGCGTAGAACCACGAAGGCAGGACCCGGAACTCCACGACCGCAAGGGTCGCTAAGGCACTAATCAGGATGGGATAGACCAGTATATCCATTGGCTTCGATTGCGGTTTTAATTTTGGCTTTGGCCTGTTCGATGGAGTAGATGATGCTACGGTAAGGAATGCCCGTTTCCCGGCTCATGGCTTTCATGTTCCCCGTCTGCATGAGCAGGTTCAGCAGTTCCTTGTCGTAGGGGAACGCCCCGTCCTTGGCCCACGAGTCCATCTCTTGCTGGGCAATGGCCCAAAGGTCGTCGAGCAGGGAATCGTAGTCCTTGCTTAGTTCTTGAGTTTCGGGGTCAACCTCGACCCGCTCGTCATGGTGGCGGTACTTCTTGGCAAATTGGTTGTTGTTGCCCCGATACAGGTTCATTATCAAACGGACGATGTAGAACCGCAGGTAACCTTGGTCCTGCATCTTGGTAATCTTGTCGGGGTCTTTTTCGAGCAGAATCAGGACGACCTCTTGTTCGAGGTCCTTCCAAAGCGGATTGCCCCCCGTAATGGTGAGGCAAGCCTTGCGGATTTCACCGCTGCGATAAAGGTCAAGGACGATGCTCTCTGCGTTCACTCACGCAAAGATGGAGGGGGTTCTCGCTAATGTTGCAAAAAATCCCGTGTCCTGTTGAGAACCTGTGTACGAAGAAATTTAATGTCGGGCCTCGCTCTCATATTTATCGCAAGGATTTCGAGGTTGTGCATGACCGTTGCGTGGTTCCTCTTGATGATTCGCCCGATTTGGCAGTAGGTGTACAGGTACTCCGAATAGGCGATGTCTGCGAAGATGGACCGGGCCAAGACGAGTTCAGGGGTCTTGACTGAACTGGTAATGTCGTCCGGGTTGACTCCGATGACCTCTGCGGTATATCCGAGAATGGTGCGAGTGATTAGGTCCATGTTAGAACGGGTTAGGGGGTAGGGGCATCCAGTGGCTCACTTCGATTAGGAACCACGTTTGATGCTCGTAGTACCAACGGCCATCACCAAGCCATGCGTAGGCTTGGTTCATGTCGGTCGTGAAAATCAGGACTGGCTCGTAAGGTGTCGGCATTCGGTCCAAGCATTTAATCCATTCCATGGTCAGGCGTTTTTGGCTTGAAGGATACGACCGAGCAGGGTCCAGTTCACGGACCAAGCCTTAATGGTTTCGGATTTGTCGGGGCGGTTGCAGTTGACGCACTCCTTGCGGATGTGCATTTGCCAGCGTCGGAAATCGGTGGGTGTGGTTTTCATCGGTTTGGGGTTTGGTTGGTAAGGTTATAGGCTGACGATGGAGGAGGTTTTGTAAGCCCAGAGGCTGACGGATTTATCATTCATTATATGCGATTAGGGTACTTATTGACCGATTTCTCATTCATTGTACCCGATTGCGTATAATAAAGCGATATGATTTATTGTGCATAATCGGGTTTAGTACCATTGTTTTTAAAAATTTTGACATAATTGACTTCACAAATAAGCGAGTTAGCGGTAATGCTTTCCGACATACAACGTATCACCAACATTCCACTCTTCATTTGTTCTAATTAATATTTCGCCAAAATCATCTCTTATAATATATTTCCATTTACCAAATTGTCTATCGTTAGTTGATTTTAATTCAACTACCATCCCGTTATTACCATACCAAATTTTATCAGTTGGTTGGTTCTCGCAACTACTGAATAATAACAAGACAGTAAAAGCGATGGTGAATCGTTTAATTGAAAATTTGTGTTTCATCTGTATAGTTTTTATATGCGATAACGGTACTTATTGACCGATTTATCATTCATTGTATCCGATTGCGTATAGCACAAATATACACATCTATTCCACACTTGCAACCACTCTTTGAAAATCCTCAATGCTTCGAATAACCTCGTACCTGTACCCTGCGTCTTGGACCACTCCCTGCCACCACTTTTGGGATAGGGACTGCTTGCCTTTCTCTGCCTTGAACTCCAGCATCACCGCACCGGTTGGCGAGAGCCATATCATGTCGCTGACCCCTGCGACCACGCCCATGGCCTTCATCACGCTGCCGGCATAGGCATTGGGTGCGTTGTTGTTGACGGTGAATAATCGGCCACGCTGGTCGGGAAAGTTGTTCCAGTGCCACTTAAAACATTCTGCTTGTAGTTTAAATTCTGATATCATGATTGAAACACTTTAAATCGTTTTGCATTGTGAAAATACCAACCACGCTTCCATCCCATGTAAGTAACAAACTCTTCGGCCTCGGCCCGGGTCTGGCAGTTGTGCAGCACCCAAAGAGGGCTGATGACCTTGGCCTTTGCCAGTTGAGCCTTTTGGTACATCGTGCTTTGCTTTGCCATCTCCATACCTTGGGCCTTGGTCATTAGTTGTAATTCTACAAACTCTCCCATTTCTTTTGGCTTCCTTGGGTATTCGTAACCGCAATGCTCGCATATCATTGCTGCTGCTGGTATTAATGACTTGCACTTATAGCAATTTTTTTCTGCACCTACTCCTGCGGATTCTTTTTTTGGTTTTTTAACTAATGACCATTCTTGATTTTTTTCCCATGGATCATGACTGCGAACATTATCGCCAAAATCCAAAATAATGAATTGACTTTTAGTAGGAGTAACTCTTGACCCCCTTCCAATCATTTGAAAATAAAGGATTTTGCTTGCGGTTGCCCGGTAGAGTATAACGACCTCAATCGTTGGCTCATCAAAGCCCGTGGTTAATAAGTCGCAGTTGCAAAGGACCCCATCGGTGGATTGCTTAAACCATGCAATAGTTTCGGCCCGCAATGCTTTAGGCATCTCTCCATCAACGTGCCGGGCGTTGAACCCTGCGTCTTGTAAAGCCTCGCAGACCTCTTGACTGGAGGCAATGTTGCTGGCAAACACGATTGCCTTCTTTCCGGGGCAGACCTTGGCGTAGTTCTGCACCACACCTTGGTATACCTTTTTTTCACTAAAAACATTAGCCATATGATTTAAATCGTAATCATGGCCATTCATTTTTAATTCCGAAAGGTCTTGTTTTGAGGTGTAGGTCAATGGTTCGGCAAGATATTTTTGCTTAATTAACTCTTGTATTTGAATTGGAGTAATAAGTTTTTGATAAAATTTTGATAAGCATTCTTGATTATACCTTCGATATGGGGTTGCGGTTGCACCGATGACTACGGCCTTGGGGTTAATGTATGGCAGCAAAGGGTTAAACGTTTGCTTGTGGGCTTCGTCAATAATGACCAAATCCATCCGGGCCAAGAGGTCCGTGTATTGGGCAGAGTCCTTCCTTCGGCTGAATGTTTGGGCCATGGCAATGAAGCAGTTTCCCGAAACATCGAGCCGGGTGCGGTTGGCCTCAATCAGCGTCGGCTTGATACCGAACTGGTCCAAGGCCCCGTTGGATTGCCGGAGCAGTTCCACCCGGTCCGTGAAGATGATGGCCTGTTTGCCTTTCTCTAAGGCCCTTGCCACCATGTATGAGAACATGACCGTCTTACCGCTCCCGGTCGGGGAGCAGAGTATCAAGCGTCTTTTGCCCTCGGCAATGCTTGTCCGCATTTGGTCAATAGCGGTTTGTTGGTATGGTCTAAGCATAGTCACTGATAGTTACTGCAAAAATGTCGTAGTGAATATAAAAATCTGCGTTTTTGATATCGTTAGGGACGTTCATAGTCACATAGTCACTATATCTACTACTTTCTTTAGAGTATATATAATACATACACACACACACCCACACACCCACATATATATTGTATGAGGAAAATCGCATTTTTAGTGAATGTAGTGACTATCTAAAATGGTTTGTCCTGATTACCAAGCCTTTGCTGATAGTTACTACTATTCGTTTTAGGTATAAGTAAATAGCAACCACGGTTGTCCCGTTCACTTCGGCTTACCTTTTTGCATCCAATGGACTTTAAAATGGCCCCAAGTTTGTTTTGATTGATTTTCTGCTCGGTGTATGATTCGATGATGTTTTTGATTTCGGAATTGGTTAACCACTCTGCACCTATGCCTTCGTTTTTTTCATCGGGAATAGTAAAGTAATTGTATAGCAATTCTTTCTCCACTGCTGGCTGAATGTTGTTTAGGGTCTTTTCATTAAGCATGGTAATCTCTGCTTTGGACAGTTGCCAAGAATCGGTCCCGTTTAACTTGTAGGAATGCAGGGCTTCAATGAACAGGTCCGTCTTGTCGATGGCTGCATAGGCATCCCAGTCAATCTCGCTGATTACAATGGGCAGGATCCTACGGTTACCCGTTGGGTCGTTGATGACTTCCTCGTCGTTGCTCGTACCGCAAAGGACCGCATACCGGTTCAATTCCTCATGGACCCGGCCGTAGGGCTTGCGGATGCTGAATGTCTGCTTGGAGGATAGTTCCTTTAGTTTCTTGGCTTCCTGCTTGGATTTGCCACCGAACTCGTCATCGCAGAGGATTATCTTCTTGCACATGAGAATCTCATCGTCCTTGCCGGCATCCAGTTTGGATTCCCCGTAATAGGCCCGAAGTTCATCGGGCAGCAGGTTACGAAAGAAGTTGGTCTTGCCGATACCTTGGTCGCCACAAAGTACCAATATGGTCAAGGAGTATTCCCCGTGCATACTTGCGATGACCGAGCAGAGCCATTTGGTGATGCAGAGTTGCATAAAATGGTGGTCTACATTGGTGGTTGTAATGGTATTGGTCAGGGCTTCGATGCAGCCAAAGGGTTGGCGATGTCCGTGCTTTGCAAAGAACTGGGTAAATGGATTGTAGGTCGGTGTATGGCTTGAATCAATAATTGAGTTAATGAGTTGCATATTAACTTCCTTCTTTCCAAATTGCTCAAGACAATCGGTGTAAAGGTCATTGATGTCAACGTCGGTAATTGGCTCTCCCTTTAATTCAATGCAACGGGTTACTGCATTGCGTTTTAGGTTGAATGAACGCAAGTAAGCCTTTATCTGCTTTATCGGTGTGTCCTCGGTATCAGCGGACCTCAATTCCGTAATATCAAGAGCCATCGTGTTGGCAACGATTTCTTCAAGTCCATCAATATTGATGTTGTCAATTTTTCTTAAAATATGTATTGCATTCTCGGTTGCTGCGTTGATGTCCTTGGGACCGCCATTGGTTCCGACACGCATACGGTGGGACTTGGTTGTGGACACGATATGCTTGGTGGTCTTGGTTTGAATTTCGATTCCTGCATTTTTGGCAAGCCACATGAAGGAAGCGAAGGTCACTTCGTTCTTCTTGGATTGGCAGAGTTGCTTGTACTTGCGGTCGCAGGCCTCCGGGTTGTACTTCGGTGAAATAGCACTCACTCGGTGAAATAGATCTGCACCTTGCTCATGGTACTTGCTTACAATGGCAAAGCCAATTTTTACCCAATCGGCATAAGAATCCGTCAGGTCAATTCGCTTGCCTTCGATTTGCTGGAGAATGTGTTCGACATCGTGTTCACCGTGTGGGTAGAACTTTGGGGCTGGTGCAGCCTTGGCCTTGGGCAGATAGGTCTTAAATACCGGAACCGGTTTGTCGGTGATGAATGCGTCCGGGTCAAAACTCACGAACCGCAAACGGCTCACGTCCTTGCAAGCAGGATCCACAATGATGTGATAACGGTCTGCCAAGCGTTTCTCCAAAGCAAAGAAAGCGTCTAAGTGTCGGTCGGCTTCGATGCGGTAATAGGCTGCATACCCTTGACCCCCGGCACTTTGGTGCAAAGCGTAGAGGTGTTCATCTTGGCGAATTGCAAGCACGTCAACGCCTTCGTTGTCCTTGGCATCGATGTCGATGCAGATTATTCCCGAATGCGTTTCAAGGCCTTCCTTGCCCTGCTTCTTAAACTTACCGCTGGGCGTTACGGCTGAAAGCCTGCGTTTGGTTTCTTCGGTATTGGCGTTTCGGTAAGCCATGACCTCGGTGTAGTAGATGCCGTCCTTGATGTCCTGTACGTACTGAACAAAAGGCATGTGGTCTTCGGGGACATTGTTTCGCACACCGCCATTGGTGGACGCTTTGAACATTGATATTTCTGCCATCGTGTAAGATAAAAAAACCCCGACTGATTGCAGCAGCCGGGGCAGGGGTTAGAGAATGAACCCTTTATCGGTAGCACCATTTGGCTGCAATTACAAATGGGCTATGTATGTAAATGTATCTAAGGCACAAATTTACACTAAAAAGGCATATCGCCATCTTGGGGTGCAAAATTTCCTCCGCTGGTCTGCTGCTGGATTGGCTCTACTTTACCACTGATGAACCGCTTGCCGTTGGATTCCTTGACCCACCCGGAGAGGCGCATCTTGGTTCCATCGGGGAGAACCACATCGCCCTTGTAATCCGGGCGTTTCGGGTTGTCGCCTTTGTCGTTGGCGAAGAGAGTGAAGGTGTTGGGTTGGGGGGTGTAACTCATGGTTGGGGGTTGTAAATGGTTGGGGTTGGGGTTTCGAGTTTGTGATAGTACGATTTGGTTACTCCGACATAGCCGGAATTTAGGAGGTCGTGCAGCACCCGGTAGGTGTAGCGTTCTTTGTTGCCCAGCAGTTCAGCAATCTGCTTGGCTCGGTATGGGCGGTCGCATAGCAACCTGTAAACCCTTACGGCATCGGAGGCTCTTCTCATTTGAAACTAACGGCTATGGATGCTTTGGTGGCCTTGGCGGTGCAGACTGGAACCTGCTCGCCCGTGGACTCGTCAAAGATAACGGTCTTGCCGGCTTGCCGAAAGGCTATCTTCAGCAGTTCCTCCCTCGCTTTGAGTTGGGCCTTAATGTCTGCGTAGATAGGGTCCTCGTCGTAGTTAGGCGTGAGGCTCCCTTCCTTGATGGTTATCTCTGCACCGAAGGCGGAGAAGGCCTTGCCGTGCGTGTAGGCTGCGGCGGTTACGGCCTGCTCGGTGGCCTTGATGGTGGCTTCCAGAGCCTTGACGATGGCCTTTAGTTTGATGTGGGCCTCCACCGGATAGACCTCTCCGTCATTAATTCGGTCGGTCAGTTGCTGGGCGATTTGGGCTATCTCTGCCTTGCAGATGTCGCTCTTGGGGATGGTAATTAGAGTCGGGTAGTTCATGGCTTGGATTTGAAGGTGTCAAAGATTTGGTTGCAATACTGCCCATAAGGGATGCCGATGGCATTCGACAGGTCTATGCACTCGCCAAGGGTCAGTTGGATGCAAAGGGTTTTCTCGGTCAAGGCTTTGACCAAGTCAAGGCCAATAATCGGGAATTTTTCTTTGAACTCAAGGAGCTTCTTAAACTCGTCAGCGTTCATTTGTTCGAGTAGGTTCATGATTTTGCGAGTTGGTTTTGAATGAATTGGATGCCTTTCTCGAATCGTGCAGGGGTCATGTGGTCGATGTCCTTCATGAACTTCGCCTGCTGCTCCTTTGGAAGTTTGTCAAGCAAGGCGAGGAAGTCGGCCTTAAGGGTTGCGGTGGTCAGTTCGTCGTAGGAAGGGACCAGTCCGAGTTTGTCGTTGAGGTCCCCAAGGTTCTGCTGGGCAACCGCCATCTGCACCTCGTTGGACGATGCGATGCTTGTTTCGATACCGATACCGATACAGGCCAAGGCACGGCCCCAAGCGGATGTTTCGCAGTTCTCAACGTAACTTGTTTTGTTGATCATTGAACTTGTGCGGTCCTCGGACGCGTGGCCCGTTGCACGGATGCGCCCCTCGTTGTCCCGGATGACTGCACGGACGCAGCAACGGTCGGGTTGCAGGTCAATGAGTTCGGATTCCAACGACCAGCCAGCGTAGGCCGATTCGTTGCGGAAGTACAGGAGGCGTTGGTTGACTTCAACGTAGTCCTTCCCTTTGATGTTGGTTGTTTTGAATTTGTGCATGGTTTTGAGGTTTGGTTTGGGTTAGTTAAACGGTGATGACTCTTTTAATACGCTGTTGTCCAATGCGGTGAATGTCGTATCCTATTCTCCGCATCTTGTAATTCTTTGTGAATGGTTTTGAGGTTTAGTTGGTTAGGAGTGCGAAGATGAATCTGCCGAAGAAGGCGATGCCGAGGCAGGCGGTCAGCAGGATGTAGCCCGTTGCGAGGGCTGCTTTGAGTTTGGCTTTGGTTTCGTGGTTCATGGTTTTGAGGTTAGAGGTTTAAAGAATGTGCGTTGGCGAGTCGCACCCCTCGGTGGGGTTAGATTGAATTATTATGATTCATCATTTGACGCTCAATTTCAGGGTATTGAGATTCAAAGCGATTATGCAGGATAACGCAAAATGAATAAAAGTCAAGGCCTTTGTGTTTTGTTCCAACTGGGATAGAATACCTAATTGCACCTTCGTTATCAAAATAAAAGCCTAATTCTACTTTGATGTTTTTTGAAAATTGAACGGTTACTTTTGAATTGGTAAATGGCAAGTTGTTCATGGTTTTGAGGTTTAGTGGTTGGTTTGTAAAGCAAAGATAATGCAGTCCAACCTATTTTGTGCCACCTCGTAGCAAAAAAATTATTCATCCCCCGTTTTATTGCGATTTGGGGCTATTTCCATACATTTGTAGAAACCTAAGCCATGCACGAATACCACTCCCTTCGACCTGCCAAGGCCCTGACAAACGCCTTGGAACGGCTCATGATAGCCATCGACAACGCAGACCTTGAAGGCAACCACGCCCTCCTGCTTGAATACCGCAAGTCCTGCGAGTTACTGGGCTACGACCCGGCTATGGCTCAATGGGCAGGGACCAAGGAGGTCCACCTATCCAGCGGTCCCGATGTTGCCGACCCTGTTAAAGTCAGTTATTTCCACGCCTTAAACCCCGAAGAATGAGCAGAACCATTACCCACCTCGTCGTCCATTGCACGGCCACCCCGAAGCATACGACCATCGCCTCAATCCGCAAGCACTGGAAGGAAGCCCTTGGATGGAAGTCGGTCGGCTATCACAAAATCATTGATTCGACTGGGAACGTAACGGTCTTGGCTCCTGATTCGGCCGTAACCAATGGGGTGCAGGGGCATAACGCTACAAGCCTCCACGTGTCCTACATTGGAGGCAAGGACAAAGATGACCGTAGTATAGGCCAACGTCAAGCGATTGCCGTGGTGTTGCTTGATTGGCTTAAAAAGTACCCTACCGCAAGGATATGCGGACACAGGGACTTTCCGGGCGTTGCCAAGGCTTGCCCCCAGTTTAATGCAGAGAAAGAGTACGGCTACCTGTACCTAACTGCCAGCGGTGTAGAACCGGTCGCAGGGGGAGAAGGAGGCAAAGACTTGTAATTCGGGACCTCTGCGGTCCTTGCCTACAAACCTGCCTGCTTCGAGGGTCATCCAATATCCGCCCAAAGGCTTCGGGCCTCTTCCACGCTCAACGTGAAAGCCCATATAACCGTCTGCCCATTCTTCTTTGTACGTTGCCGTGCGGACTTGGTGAACAGGTTTCTGCAAGATTTGGTGAGTAGTACGCACATATCGGTTGACTATGTTTTGGTGATAGTATAGTTCGTGAACGTGGCCCTGCCAAGTGCAGTCGTAGCCCTCAATGCTCGCAAGGATTCGCTGGTCTTGGATGACTCCCTTCGTTACAGGTCCACCGCCCCCGGAGCCGTGGTAATAGTGCATAATGAAGTTGCAACGATGGTCGGGGTCGTAAATCATCTTAAAGTCTAAGACACCGCCATAGCCCCCGACTTGAATGTCGGTCTTGCAGGAATGGTTGAGTATTGTTGCGAACCGAAGGAGTATGTCCGTTTCTTGGTGCTGAATGATGGAGGTTTCGTGGTTGCCATATCCGAGGACCATCAGGAGGTCCGCATAGGGTCGGAACCATTCGACGGCCGTGTCAACGATGGAGTCAAGGTATCGCCCGTTGTTGTGTTCGGGTCGGATGTCGTCCTTGGACCTGCGAGGGTCGCCTTTGCCTTGCATCAAACAAAAAAAGTCCCCATTGACGAGGACTTTCGCACCCCTGCGTCTTGCTTCTTCGAGGTGGTTGGTTAACAAGGCCCTGTCGCACTTGGGGTTGTCCCAATGCAGGTCG